GCATTCCATCTTGAAGCACTGTTACCACCGAAGTTTAAGTCGAAGCTGAATGCATCAAGTAAGTATCCTGTATCTCTTCTACATTTTGCTTTACTATAATCAAGTACCTTGAAGCTACTGTTTATAAAGTTAGTAACATCAGCAGCAAGTTCTTCCGTATTATCAACGATCTTATTGGCAGCTGCTGTTAATTCTGCAGCAACCCAACTTGCAGTTCCAGTAGGTCTTGGTCTTGCATCAACATCGTTATCACGAATTGACTGTTCAATAACTCCTACTAGGTCATGTACCTGAGTACCTTCAGTTGCTGTAGCAGCCGTACCTAAAAGATTTTGTGGAGTTAGTGTATATGTACTTGCATTAGTAACTGGAGTTTCTTGAACAACTTGCTCAACAACATCACCTAGTAATTGTAATACATCCGCGTATTGATTTTGCGTATCTACAGGAAGTACAGAAACTCCGTTCTCGAAGTATATACCTGCTGACTGTAATGTAGCAAAATTAGAATCGTGTTGAACATCATGAGAGATCGCGTCAATAATATAACCGATATCTCTTCTACATTTTGCATCAGGGAAACTTAACGCGTTCCAAGTCTTAGATAAGTAACTAATAACAGATTCTGCAAGTATATCAGATCTTCTTTCAACCGCTTCTTTAGAAGTTACAAACGAATCAGCCATCCAAGTTTGTAATACATCAATACGTTCTGGTATAGTATTTCTGCTTTCAATACTATCATCAACTGCGTTAGCAACAATTTCTGTAAGCTTACGAGCAGCGATACAAGTATTTGGATTTGCACCATGTACTTTCATATCTTGAGTAGTATTACTATAAGAAGGTATACCATTCCAATATTCGTATTTGGTTACTATATCACCTGTGTAATATTTTCCAGTTCTTGGGAACAATGTAGTTGTGATTGGCTTGGCACCTACAACATGTTCAATGATTTTTGCTAAGTGCAAGAACGCATCTCTTGAACCCATTCTTTGTTCAATTTGTAATCCAGTATTTACGGCATTCTCAAAGTACATTCCTGCAGTTTGAACTGTTGCCGCATTTCCGCCGTATTGAATATCGTGAGAAACTGCATCGATGATATAACCTGTATCTCTTCGACATTTAGCTTCACTATAAGGTAATACCTCAAAGAATTCTGAAAGATAAGCAAGTAGCCCAGTACCAACTGAATCCTTAATTCCCTCTATTTGAGAGAAGGCAGTTTGATTTACTGTTTCAAACGATTCAGGAGCAGGGAATACTTGAGCAGGTGCCATAAGCATTGAACCTGATGTAATCGCAACTGAAGTAATATCAAATAACGATTCAGCAATTGCTCCAACCTCGGCTCCTGCATTAGAACCAGCCATGTTTTGTGTTTCACCGTTACCTGCTGATTTTAATCCAGCAATATCGATGTCTTGTACAATTAATTCTGCACAATCACCAAGGTGAGCAAACGCAGCGGCGGATGATTCAATTTGACTTGAAGGTAAACCAACGTTAACACCATTTTCAAAATAAAGTTTGGTAAAGTTTAGAGTAGCAAAGTTTCCACCAAATTGAATATCGTGTCCTGCCGCATCAATTAAGTAACCTGTATCTCTTTCACATTTTGCTACATCGTAACTTAAAGAAGGTCTGTTGGCAGCAAGCCATGCTGTCATTTCAGCTATTAAGAATGTTTTGTTATTTAATAGTTGAGATCTACCGTTGAGTCTTGAAGGACCAGGACCTGCGATACCGTAACTAATTGCATCAGCAGCAGTACGACCGTTAGTCATAATGTCGATGATTTCATTAAACGATTCTGCAGTTCTAATTTTCATTGCACCGTCGGTTACAGCTTCAACTGCCTTATCTCTTGCGAACTCAATACCTTTAACTGTTTCTGTTAACTGTTCATTAATAACTTTATTTGTTCCTGCAGTATCAATTCTGTATGCAACACCATTGAGTACTGAGTTATGATTAGTGCCTGTTAAAATATCAGTCTTAACAGCATCAATCAACATATTAACATCTCTCTTACATTTGTCACCGTCAAACACATAGTAACGATTGTGTAGGTAACCTTGTAATTCATCGATGATGAAGTCTCTGTTTCTTTGTAATTGCTTTCTTGCCAATGTTCTGTTAGGATCAAACGAAGCCTTAGTCAATGTTGGCATTTGATCTTCTTCGATATTAGTATCGTCAAGCAAATTGGCAACTGATTGAATAAGATCATGTACTGCCGTACCTGTTGCTGTACTTGCTGCAGTTCCATCAACATTCTGATAAGGACCTGTACTAATTGAATCGGCAACAGCAGAAACGAAAGTATGTGGTTGTTGTCCTGAACCGCCATCTCCTACATTCATTGTAATGGTTGTAGCAGTTGAAGAAATAACCTTAATACCTTTATTGTAGAAAGGATGATGTGGCTGTGGTGATGTATGATTTGAAACTCCACCGCCTTGACCCATATCACAACTAAATGTAAATCCATTTGGCTTCAGATATACAACACTGCCTGTATCAAGTAAATGACCAGCAGGTATTGTTGCGACAAATATTCCTGTAGCAGGATCGTAACTTGCATCAGAAGCAGTAAACTTGGTATATGAATTTGATGAACCTGCTTCAGTAACAACCTCTGCTGCTAAGTCAGCCAATCTTGTGAAGGCACGTTTTGTTGGTATACGTTGTTCGTAAGGCAATACATTGATTGCTTCTCTTAAACCTGAAACGTTAGCAGTATCTTCGTAATCAGACAGTGTTTTCATTTGTCCTTTTACTTCAATTGGTAAAACGTTAGTTGAACGTTGCTGTTCGTAATCAGCAGATGCGCCATCAAATTTACGGAAGTAATAATCAAATACTTCTAATGTATTTTCATTTCCACCGTATTCAATATCTCTTGATACAGCATCAACAATAATACCAACATCTCTTTCACAAGTTGTTTTCTTAAATGGTAATCCGTTATAATCATCTCGAAGCATATCAATAACAGCCAACGACAGATTTTCCGTTAGGCCATCAATTGCTTCTGCTGCATCGACCATATCTAATTCGTAATTAGGTTCAACATACTTAGGTAAGAAGTCTAAAGTATTTTCACTAATAACCTTAGTTACAATATTAACTCTATCTCTTGCGAGGTTAGCAACTTCAATTCCGTAGTCAGCTCCTGAATCATCTTGAGCAATTGCATTACCTGTTGTAGGAGTAATTGCTTGGTCTCTAACAATTTGCCATATTACTTCAGCAATATGTTCCCAAGTTTTATATGTTGGTTCAATTTGATCTGAAGGCAATACCGAAACTGCGTTCTCAAAATACAATCTTGCGAAATTGACAGAACAAGTATTTCCACCAAACTTAACATCTTGTATAATAGAATCTACAAGGTAACCTGTATCTCTCTGACAAGCAGCATTATCATATGTTAGTGTTGGGAACTCTTGAGTAATGTAAGCAGCAACTTCAGCTTTAATAAAGTTCTTATTTAGAAGTAATTGATTACCTGCTTGATTATGTTCATCGCTTAACGCAGCTCCTGAACCAAATTGAGTTGATCCTGCCGAACCGCCACCCATAATAGTAGTGATTTCATCAAACGCAGCATTGGCTCTTGTTAAGGCTGTACCTGTAACGTTTGGATCTGCAGCAACCTTAGACTTAAGGAAAGCAACCGATGCAAGTGTTTCTGTCAATTGGTCATTGATAACTTTATTTGCACCAGCAGAACCAGTTACATAACCGAGTCCCATGAATTGTGAATTCCAAGTAGAGTTCGTTGCCATATCTCTTCGAACTGCATCAAGAATAAATCCTGAATCTCTTGTACATTTGTCACCGTCGAATACGAAGTAATTGTTTTCAAGGAAGTATGATACTTCTTTTGCCAAGTATTCTTTGTTAGTTTGTAATTGTTCTCTTGCGTATTGACCTTGAGAATTGTAAGTAACTTTAGAAACAGCTTCTTTAGCAACCGATACAAACGTATGAGCTCCACCTGAACTTGCTATAAGTTGAACTGTAACATCATCACCAGAAACACCAGTAACTCTCATCGGAGTTCTGTAATTGAAATCACCTTTTCTTGGGTATGAATGTTCAGTTGCATTACCATCCTGTGCACATGTAAACGTAAATGAATATGGAGTAAACTCAACATAATCTTCAGTAGTTAAATCATGTCCTGGGATTGTTAATACCGAAACACCACTTGTTGTATTATAAGTTGCAGTTGTTGGTGTGTAATGTTTAACGTAAGATGCAGGATCTGTAAATACTAACGCATCCGAATCAATTGCTCCAACCTCTGATCTAACGTATGTATGGGTCCCACCAGTACCTGTACCGATGTTCATTGTAATACTATCAGTAGTAACTGCAGTAAGTTCTACAGGAGTTCTATAAGCAGGATGATGAGCCTGAGGCGCAGCATGTTCTGTAAGGTTTCCGTCTAATGTACAAGTAAAGATTACTGAATTTGGCTTAATCATTACCATGTCACCAGCTTCAAACGCGTGCTTACCAATAAAGGCAACAAACTCACCAGTAGATGCATCGTAAGTAGCATTATAAGGAGTATGAGTTGAAATGTATTTCGCAGATTTAACACTGTTAGCAGTTGCAGAAACAAATGTATGTGCTGAAACATCTGAACTTGTTCCTACATTAACCGTAAACGAAGTTGCTGATGTAGCCGCAACCACAACAGGCTTCTTATATGCAGGATGTTGTCTTTCACCTTTAATTGCATTTGTGATAGCAGATACAAACGTATGAGTACCACCGCCATTCGTTACCGCACCAACATTACAACCAATTACGTTTCCATTAACAGAAGTAATGGCAACTGGTTTCTTCCAGAATGGATGATGTGGTTCAGGTGCAGAATGTTGTGTAAGGTTTCCGTCTATCTCGCAAGTAAATGTAATACCTCTTGGTGCAAATTCAATATGATCACCAACTTTTAATTTATGAGTACCAATGTTAGCTGTAAACTCACCAGTAGATGGAACGTAGCTTGCAGTTGTTGGAGTAAAGTTAGTAATTGTAGTTGTTGGGTAAGTATGTTGAGTTGCATTACCGTCAGTTGCACAAGTAAATGTTAAACTGTCAGGAGCAAGTAATACTTCATCACCAACTTGTAAATCGTGAGCACCAACTGTAATTTCTGTTAAACCAGTTACTGGGTTATAAGTAGCATTAGATGGAGTATAAATTTTATTACCTGAGTTCAGGATTTGCTTAACTTTATCAATTGCTTCGTCTGATCTATGAATCGACGCAGAATCACTCAAGCCAATAATTTCTGTTATTGAATTATCAGCAGCGGATACAAATGTATGAGCGTTAGTACCACCAGTTCCTACCATACATACAATCGTATTTGTAGTTACTGAATGTACTGGGCAAGGATGATTAAAGTAAGGATGTCCTGCTGCAGGTACAGCATCGTTTTGAACTCCGCTACCTGTATCACAACTAAATACAATTCCGCCATCTGAGAATTGAACATAATCACCAGGCTGTAAACTATGCTTACCAACTGTTGCTTCAAACCTTCCAGTTGTTGGATCGTAAGTTGCAGTTGTTGGAGTAAACTGAGCTCCTACCGCGTCTGCTGGCATTATTGCATTAGTTACCGCAGAAACAAACGTATGAGCATAGTTAGTTGATTTACCAACATTCATCGTAATTGTTGTTTCGTCGTGATCAACAATTGGGCAAGGCTTGTTGTAATATGGGTGATGAGCTTGTGGTGAAGGATGATTTGCTACGCCGCTTCCTGCGTCACAACTAAACACAATTCCTTCAAAGGCAAATCTAACATGATCACCAGTAACCAATCCATGACCTGTTCCAATCGTTGCTACCATAATACCTGTTAGAGGTTCGTAAGTAGCAGTAGATGGAGTAAATCCTGTAGTCGTATTATTTAATCGAGTCTTCAGAGTATCCATCGAACCAAGTGTTTGTGGTAACTGGTTATTAATTACATTATCAGCAAGTGTAGTACCTGCTCTATAAGCAATACCTGTTTGGATTGCATTATAATTTGAACCTGTTAGAATATCTCTTTCAACCGCAGGTAAAATATATTGAGTTACATCTCGACGACACTTATTAGAATCATATCTGTAATAAGTATCTTCAACATATCCTTCAATCATATCTTGAATAAAGGTTCTGTTTGCTTGTAACTGTTTTCTTGCATTACGCTTATTAACAGGAATACTTGAATCATTACTCCAACTAATATTATCACCAAGTGTTGATACAGCATTAGGTAGTGCAGAAACAAATTTATGTTCATCGACGATTGCTGATTTACCTACATCAATTGTAATCTTGCTTGCAGTTGCTCCAAGTACTTCAACCGGAGTTCCTGCTGCAGGATCGCTTGCTCTTGGGTAACCAGTTCTTGTTCTATGATTATCTCTTGTGCAACTAAATACCAAACCGCCTGTCTTTAACAGAACGTATGAACCTTCAGACAATCCATGTCCTTTAGTAAACGCGTTTGGCGTTGCACTTACGAAGGTATGAGGTACTTGTCCTGTTCCACCTGTTCCAACATTTAACCTAACCGTTGTAGAGGTTGTACCAATAACTGGACATGGCTTGTTGTAATAAGGATGGTGAGGAGCAGGTGACGCATGATTTTGAACTCCTGAACCCGTATTACAACTGAATATAATACTCTCAGGTTTTATCCAAATATGATCACCAGTTTTTACCTCATGTTTAAGACCAACAGTTGCTTCCATAATTCCTGTAGCAGGATCGTAGGTTGCGGTTTGTACTGTAAGGCCTTTAGAACCACCGAGTGTGATAACTGATAAACCAGTAACAGGATCATAAGTTGCGGTAGTAGGATTAAACTTGGTACCTTTATTTTCAAGGATCTGTAAAATGTTATCATACGAATCATCTAATCTATCGGAGGCAACGTATGAGTCACCGTCAATTAATTTATTCGTTTGATCTTTTAATCTTTCGTATGCAGCGACTGTTTCGTTATTCTGATTTTCCATAACAGTTTTTGCAGCAGCCATGTAATATGCACGACCTGCAGTTACTGAGTTATAGTTTGTGTCAAACAACATGTCGTTCTTAACAGCAGGTAGAATATAATCAGATACATCTCTACGACAAGCTTTACTATCGTAAGCATAGAACTCGTCGTTATTTTCGATCCAGTCAATTAATTCACCAGTGATTAGTTCTTTGTTGTCCTGTAGAAGTCTTCTCGACGCGGTACGAGGTGTTGAAGTATCTCTCCATATAATCGGGTTGATGTTCTCTTCACCATACTCAAGGACATTTAGAAGTTCACCAAAGGATGTTTCAACTCTTTGATTGATTTCACTGTTACCTGTAATGAATACTTGTTTTGTTTGATCTCTTAAGTATTCCAATGCACCTTTTGTTTCTTCAAGCTGTTCGCCTGGTACAACATAACTGATTGGTGATCTATAAGTAATACCACCTAAACGACCCCAATAGTTTGTATCTAATGCAATGTCGTATCCTGTGCCATCAAGTACAATACCTGAATCTCTTAAACATTTTTCTGAATCGTACTCTTGGTAACCTAATCCACCGTTTACTGTATTAGATGTTAAGTAACTAACCATATCGTCGATAATATCATCTGCAGCATAATCAACTGATTCTGCGAATGCACTATTACCAACAATTGTTTGTGTTGTTGATTTTGGAGCAAAGAATTCTGTTGTTCCTTTTGCTCTCATTGATATATCACCGAACTGAGTACCTGAGTTGTTCAACGTCATCTGACCACCGTTCAGTGCATAGAACGCACAACGAACGAAGATTGACAATGAACCAATACCGTTAACACCAGCACCGTCTCTAGCAACATATCCTAAACCGTTTTGAGTACGAGGTGTGAAACCAAAACAAAGTACGTAGGTATATAATGAATCGGTATCAAGTACTCTTCTATCTGCAAGTACACAACCACCACCACGACCAACCGCTCTGTTAGGGAAGTCGTCAATTCCGATGGATTGAACTGTTGCTGTACCACCAGATTCTGAAGTTATTGTATCACCTACCGCAAATCCTTGTCCGTTCTTAAGGTTACGAACTCTGATTGTACGCAAGTTAGATATATCACCAGGTACAGTTCCTTTGAGTGCATCTAATGAATCATCCCAAGATAAGTAACCAATAGCACCAGACGAGAATCTAATTTCATCATCAAGTTGCCATAAGCTTGCAGAAGGAGTTGCACTGTTTCCTGTAATATTTGACTCAAGTACAAATGTTTGACCAAGGTCAGCAAGAGTACCTTTTGAGTTATAAGGATTAAGAGGTGGTTCAACATCTTGACGTAAGAAGTTAGATAGCTGAGTACTATCTCTTAAGTAAGGTGAACGTAATAGTTTGGCACCAGGTCGATAGGCAATCGCAAATCCGCCTTCTGGGAAATCAAAGTTATCAACCTTAAAGTTTTGATAACCAAATCCTTGAACATAACCACCAGAACCAACTAAGATTCCGTTATTGTTTTCATATCCAGGAAGTAGTTCAATAACTGTAGCATACTGACCTGCAGTCGAAGTACAAGAACAATCATCAGGCAACATCAAGTTACCTTTTGTATAATAAGTACCAGGACCTACTGAAATATGAACAGCGTTATTAATTGCGTTACGATTTAATTCGCCACCTGCTTTTTCTAAACAAAGTTCAAACGCTCTTTCCAATGTTCTAACAGGAGCCAACATTGTTCCTGTGTTTGTATCTTTACCTGAAGCAGCATCAACGTGAACCTTAAGTGCTTGTGCAGTTGATTTAGATACTTCATCAAATAATTGCTTATATGAAATCTGTTCGGTATCACCTGTCTTTTCATTACGGATTGCGAAATAAGATTCATCATCCATTGGTGCTTCGAATTCTTTCGTAAGATCCATATCAAAGTCAGCTAATCTTGACCTATCAATTACACCACCTGTAAATGTTGATTGCTCAATCCCACCATTTTCAAAGGTAGAATTATTTGCACCAAGACCGTCGGCAGATGAACTACGGATTGTCATATTCGTTGATATGACGTCGTCCATTGAACCTGTGAATGTACTATCGGTGATTATACTATCAGAAATTGTAGAATCATCAATTGTAGAATTGGTTAGAGTTACATTGTTTCCTGTACCGTCGTTGAACTCTGAATCTGTAATAACAACATTATTAGCAGTAGAATCATCAATTGTTCCATCGGTGAAAGATGAATTAATTATGGCAGCGTTATCAATATCACCATCGGTATATGTTGAATCTGTAATGTCAACATCGTCTGCAGTACCACCAGTAATATCTGATTCATCAATCGTACCAGCATTGAATTGTGATGTACTAATGACAAGGTTATTAGCACTACTGTCGGCAAGTGTTCCATCAGTGAAAGATGAGTCACTAATTGTTAAATTGTTTGCTGTACTATCAGTGATTGTAGAATCATCGATAGTTGAGTTGGTAAGTACAACGTTATTACCTGTACCTTCGTTGAACTCGGAATTTGTTATGATACTGTTATTGACAGTAGAATCTGTTATCGCAAAGTTGTTTGCTGAACCATCAAGTAAAGTAGTATTATCAAAAGTGTTATTATTACCTGTACCTTCAGAGAAGTCTGAATAAGTAATCGTAATATTGTTTGCTGTATTGTTTTCAAGGTGACCTAAGTTGAAGGTCGAGTATGTTATTACAATATTGTTAGCATCTGAATTCGTAATGACTGTGTCGTCAATTGAACCACGGCGGAAAATAGTATCTTCAATTTCAGAGTTGTCAATTTCAACATTGTTAAGACGTGAGTCGGACATGACCACACCGGAGATAGTTCCTCCAGTGATGTTGATTCTAGAAAAGACTTCGTACTGAATTGCTTCAACTAATTCTCTTCTAGTAATATTACTCGTACCATCGTCACCCTGTACAAGATTGACAATAACAAATAGATCTTCTGATCTGGTATTGCCACCGGTAATCGGAGGTAGTTCTGAAATTTTTGCCATCTTTAGTCTATTCCTTGTGGTATTACAGTATTATTTATAAGACCAGTCTTTAATTGCTTTGGTTATTAAGCTTGTTTTCTAAAACATTTACCTTTTCACTCAATTCTTTTATTGCATTTATTAGCAATGGCACAAGTTGAGGGTATCTTACTGCTTTGTAAGTATCATCCTCCATTTCAATATTATATACTACTTCTGGTACAAGTTCTTCAATTTCCTGAGCCATAACACCTGGTAAGGTTTGTTCTGGTCGGTCTTTGTAATTAAACTCGTATGTTTTAATCTGGTTTACAGTTCCAAGTCCCTTCTCAAGAGGAACGATATTTTCTTTCAATCTTCTATCTGAGAACGACCCGTTAGTCGTAATGTCCCCGGCAAATATTGCGGACCCACTATCACCATAAATTTCAGCAGTGATTAATGATCCGCCTTGATAGTATCTTGATACGTTTGCACTAACATCATGGTGATAAGTTTTATTGCCACCGTTAGAAACATAATTGTATGTATCACCAAATGTATAGATTGCACTATACACATTCATGTTTGATGCAAAATCAACTTTACTTTCATAGTTGCCAGCAAGGTAGTAGCCTATTCTCATATAAGGAGTGGACCCAGAAGTTCTACCTTCCATGAAAGCATAGTTATCATCGTCGATAACACTTCCTGTTCCAATAAACTTATTACCTGTATAAGTATCAAGTTCACCTTCACCGTCAAATGAAATCGTTCCATCATTTGCGATATTGATACCATCTCCACCTGACAGTGCACCAATTGCTCTTGCATTAGTAAAGTATAGGTTTTCGGTACCTTCAGAAATATCATCGGTATTTAATCCGCCGCCGCCTTCACCAATTGTTAAAGTACCAACTGTAAGAGTACCAGATACTACTGCATCAGGAACTGTTAATGTACCTGCGGTTGATAACTGAAACTTATTAGCTCCTGCACCAGTGTCAATAACAAAGTTACCTGGGTTTGAGCTTTCTAAACCAACGTCCCAACTTAATGAACCATCAGAGAACCTTACTTGACCACCTGTACCTGTATATAGGAATGTTGCCGTTGTTGCCGTAGCACCAGTAATTTGAATTGGGCTACTGAAACCAATTGTACCGCCACCTGTAAGGGCTCCAATTGTATCTGCACTAAATAAAGTACTTGCGGATAAATTAGTAGAAGTAAAGTCACCAATTAATGTTGCATCACCGGTCGTAGTTTGACCACCAATAGCGGCTGTCATTACATTAGTTGCGAGCGCATCAACCAAGTCATTAGTTTTAGTTAACCAATTTTCAAAGGTTTGCGTCGTTGATATATTACCTATATTTGTGGCCATTTATTTCTCTTCCAATTTTTCAATGCGTTGGTAAATATCTAATATGCTTTGTTTGATATCTAACAAGTCTGTTTGTATTCTATCGACCTTGCGATAAAAACTGCGTTCTACCTTATATTTATTGAGCGCCGCGGCGTCAGTATTAAGTATTGCGCCAGTTGTTTTATCTCGATTAATAGTTGCCATGATTCAAGTCCTAGGTTAGCGCTATGCCGCGGTAATCTTTTAGAGTAGGTGCACTGTGAATGTTTGGTGATAATAAGTCGATTCGTATTTGGAATCTCTTAAATCCTTCAAACGCTCCACCTTGGCTTGTGTAAGTAAACGCAGAACCAGGAAGGCCACCTGTTTTATTAGATGCAGGAATTCTATATTTAAACTCTCGATAATCATCAAGGTTAACTGCTGTAGAGAATGAACCTACACCTTCAAATAATTCGAGTTCAGTCCATCCTAAATTATCGAACTCATCGAAGTCATAACCGTTTTGAGCTTTAATATAAACCTTAACATTAGTATCAGCAGGACGATAAGCAGAAAGAGTTAATTCAAAATCTTCTGCATCAAGGTCTTCTGCCAATTCTATTTTCCTACTAATATATTTACTTGTAGTATCATCAACATTAGTAATCTTATATTGATATGCAATTAATTTAGATGACTCAATATCAACGAATGGAGTAGAAGTAACATTACTATCATTTTCGAGAGCAACATTTAACTTAAATGATTTTGCTCCACTTGGGTCATTAGACTTACTATAAAGAATAACACCTTTTTCTGTAAAGTAATTATTATCATTAAACTTCATCGGCTTGTTATAAGTAAGATTTACATCAGCAGGAGGAACAAACGTACCTGTTAGTTTTGTTCTTGATGATGAATCATTTGCTTTCATAATCATTGGCTGAATATAACTTAAATTAATATTATTGATTGAAGCCACTGTAGAATATGAAGTACTATCTAATCCTTTAATTACTATACCTGCGGAAAATGTTTTTACAGCTGTTGCCGAAGAATTAACCAAATGACATTCGTATGGATTCCTAGCAACATCATACATATCCAATTCACCAACAACGACAGGAATATGTGTAATAGCTCCAGAAATACCAGCTGGTGATTCCAATGCTATTTCACTTGCGTTTGTTACTCCAGCAATCTTATGTATTTCAATTAACGATGTATCAGCATTAGAGATTATTTTAATATAATCACCTGCCGCGTAATTATCAGTTAATAGTGATCCACCTGAAATTAATTTAGCACTTACGGAAGCAGCATTAGATGCTGGATCAGTTAAAGCAATTTCTTGATATAACAATTCACCAGGAGTAAATTTACCTGTGATGTTACTCAAAGTTAAAAACTCGTGATCATTGTTTGTTAATCTAACTGTACCTGTTGAAGAATTAAAGTTATGTCTTCTTAATGTAAATTTAATATCTTCGTCTTGATATGATTTCCAAGCAGAGTTGTTTGTAGAAGTAAATAGAACACCGTCACCCCAATCCTGAGTAATAGCAGAACCTTTTGTTGCTCCTGGTGTTAAATCAATTCCACCAACCTTAGAAGTAAACACAAGGTAATTAGGATCTGATGCATCAGGCTGAATGACAACTGAATATTCTTTTTCTGTGTCTAATCGTACAGGTGCTTCAAATGTAAATGTTGTTGCCGCGGAAGCATCATCAGATACATTTACTTGAGCGGGTGTTTTATGAACTGCAGAGAAAGGCAATATTTGATTTGTTGGATAACCGTTTACAACTTCTCTTATCTGAACTGTAACACCGTTTAACGCAGCCGCTGAACTTGATCCTGACTGATCCTGAGACGGTTTACGTTTAAAGTAAACATCAATATCTGATAAGTAAATTGAGTTAGAACCTGCACCCATACCTTTCTTAATAAAGAATGTTTGTGCAAGTGGATCTCTACCTCGAATACGACGAGCAACGTTTCTTGTTGTTACTGTAGTATTTACATCAAAGTTTGGAGATCTTGTTGAAGTTGTTAAACTTGTTTTCTCAACACTGAAGTTATATGCTCGATAAGTAACGAATCCTTTTGAAGTAGAAGCAGAATCAATACTTGAATATTGGCTTACGTCAACAATTTCTAATACTCTATCACCTACATAAAATGTTTCAGCAGGTAAATGGAATACGGCTCTTAATACACCGTTTGCATCCGTTGTTACATTAGCTCCTTTAACTCCCATTCTTGCCACTTCACCAACAGAGTTAGCTGTACTTGAACCTGGCATAACATGAGCGTTTACATCAACACCATCAAAGAAAAAGTAATGTCTTTGATTAGGTCTTAATCCTGACATATAAACTTTAATATCTCTTGATGCCATATATGGTTGGAATCTAAAGTCAGAAACAAATTCACCAACAAAGCTTTCAGTTGTTGTTGATCCATCTATTTCAATTTCGCTTGTTCTTGTTGTGATAGTAGTTGTTTCTAATCCTGCACCACGTCTTCCTCTTCTACCGCCATCACGAATAAAGTTAGTTGTAGTTGATGTATCAGTCATTGGTAAGAACGATTGAATCTCATCAACGAATTCTTGGAAAGGCGTTGTTAAATCAATGTCAATAGAAGCAGGGTTAACTGTTGTATCATAAGCAGCATCGTAAGGTGGAGATATAACTCCATCACCTACATACTTGTAAAAGTTACTTACACAGTTTCTAAAGTTAGATGCATAAGGCTGATTAATAATTTCAACGTTTGAGTTTCTTCCGATTGTTGCTACTTGAGCATTATCAGTAGATGGGAACACTGAAGAACCCGTTGCTGAATCATATTTAAGATCTAACGCAAAAGTTTTCAACGAAGGAGTTAATATCTTTTTATTAAATGGTACAGCAGCATTAAATTGTGGATGTGATACTTCTGATAACTGAAGATTATCAAACGGATCTACAACAAAGCCATTCTTAAATCTATTCAAACCGTTCTCATCACGAATAATCATATTCGAGGTTTCGGATTCTAATTGATTTAATGAAATGTAATATGCCATGTTATCAATTTTCTTTTCCAATTGATGCATATCTTTCATTGTGTAGTTCTTAATACCCGTTGCTCTTGGCTTAATAGAATAATCACTCTTATTCAAAATATCAGCTTGCTTTTTAGATAACGCAGGGAAAGTTGGAATCTCAACGTTTGCGATTGCTAACTGGTCAGTTTCGAGTCTAGGCGGTACTGCATTCTTTTGCTCTTCACCTTTTATCAAAATAATATCACCATAAGAATCACAAGCAACTGTATCAATTCTTGATAGGTAATGCTCAATATCTGTTTGTAATGATTGTTGTGCTGCAGGTATTAACGGATTAGGAGCAGTCGCAAATGTTATTGGCTGTGTTCCTACCGTGGTTGTAATAAGTGGTGCCTGAGCAGGTATTGTTGCCGTATAGTTAGCATTTGAGATCTTATCTACTTGAGGTCTGAAATCGAAACAATCTCTTAAGTTATAAACTTGACCTGACTCAGAAACATAAGAAGGAATATCATATCTTTCTAATGTATTTGGGTAACTGTTAATTGTAAAGAAATAGTTTCCTGTTGAGGCTTCTAATTTAAATGCCTTCATTGTTGTAAACAGATTACCAGGAGGTGGCTTAGGACGACCTTCAATATATTCTATATAAGATATATCGTAATAAGTATCTTTTTGATTTGGCTTTAATCTAAAACTGTTTGTCCAATCTTCATCAGTTCCACCAGGACCTGTGCCTTGAGTGATAATAGAAACAATTCCAAACACATCAGGAAAACCTAAAGAGTATTTAGTTTGTGTTGTGGCATAGGTTGATCTAATGCACGGTAACACTACAGTTTTATTAAAAGGATCAATACCACCTGAAGAACCAACAAGCCTTTTATTAAAGAATACTTCGACTGATCCGCTTAAGGCTCCATCACAAACAATATTAAGTTGTGAATTATTTAATGCAGTAGTCCTACTGAGGACAGGGTATTGAGTTCCGGCTTGGTTAACTAAAATCTCTGTGATTTCGTTTGTGCAATTAAAATCTTCTCCAGGATTTGCCGTAATAGTAATTGTACCAGCAGACGCTGTTCCTGTTACTTGTGTTCTTACAGGAATATATGTATTTGTTGTTGCGAATAATCCATTCACACCTGTATCAAATATTAACGCCTTCTTGCTTGTTTCTTTAATGACAGGAGCACCAAAACCAGTAACCTTAACAGGCAAGTCACCGTTTCCACCATTTAATTTAGTAAGGGCACTTAAAAACTCTGATCCTGTAAATATAGCGTGTTGAATATAAGCTCTTGTAGGTGTTAGGTTTAAAACCTTTACCGATCCTAAACTTTGCGAACTACCATTTTGTGCATCAATGCTAGCTTGAATATTAAGATCTACATAACCACGACTTGATGATGAATCATCGATCTGTAAATAGTTTCCATATTCCATGCCAACGTTTTGCGCTTCAATTGTTTCAGTGGCAGCAATTTGGTCAATCTGAAAAGAACGCTCACCAGAATTTTCTACTCTATAACCTTTTACATAAGCAGTACCATTACCTACAACGAGTTGTACTTCACTATCACGATCGTCTGTACTTAATGGGAATTGTTCTAATATGTAATTTCCTGACTCTTCGTAAGTACGTCGAGCCATCTCTTCGCCCAATACATTATATTGAGAAACGTCACGAATAGTAATTGCATTACCATTTTGATAACGAATCAATGTAAAGAAGTCAGAGTTTGCACCAGCTTCGGGCGTTTCTAATACTGTTAGTGTTGGGACAAGTTTTAATCTATCTGCACCAGGCGCGTTTTCATTTTTGGCACCGTTAGCATTATCATATAAACTTGCATCTTGAATAGCACTTGTTAATGATTCTTCAACTAAATAACCTACTGATTTGTCATCAGGAGTATTACTATATTTTTCAACAACTAATCTTTGTTCTGCTGTAAATATAAAATGGCCTTTCTGGAATATAATACCAGGAGCAGCTTCAATACCAAAGGCTTTACCAACTGCAGGTGTTGCACCGCCGCCGTAAACTTCAAGACCTTGACTTATAATTGAATCGACTGTTAATGATTCGTCAGTTGTACCACGTAAGAATTTATATCTTGTTAAGACTAATGATTCACCAGCCTGGAATTGAGTTTGTCCTAACACACCAATATTCAAATAGTTAATAAAGAATGTGTTTAGATTAGGTGGTCTTGTTTGGAATCCTTTTGCTGCTTGAACAATTTCTGCTCTAAGACCGGTTACTTGTCCTCGTATTTCGTAAACATAATCCAGTTCAACTTCTTGACCAGCAAGAGTTTCAACTGTAGGACCACTAATATATGCTTCTGGGTTAAACCCGGCATCTGGTCCTTGATTTAATTTTACAAATTGAAGATCATCGAGTTCTGTAAAGTTACATCCTTTTACAACCGATCCTTCTTTGAATACGTTATCACCAAACGACTCGACCTGATTCTGAAGCATAGTCTGGAGTTGTGTAAGTTCTCTTGCCTGTATTGCATACCCAGGCTTGAACATAACTCGATAGAACTGCTTTTCGGCATCGTAGTCATCGAAGTACGGCGCTTGGTTTAAATTTTTATTAATAGGCATCTTTACTTACGTTCCTTAAAATTCCAGTACAAATTTAAATTCTTCTCTTGAGAGGTCAGTTCTTGATAGTGGGAAAAAGTCTTCCATGAAATAAACCTCGCCTGTTCTTTGAATATAATCTGAATACACTACATTATCTTCTATAGGATTATTTATTGTTATTCTCTGACCAGTATTTGATGTTATTGCTAGTTCTGGGTTAAATGATGTATCCCCGTTACCAACTAGCTTATTATTTCTATACGGTCCGATATATTCTGCTAAAAATATTGTGTTTGATGTATCATTAATCTCATGTACTTGAGCTGTAAATACAACATCATTATTTACATCAACTTGTGTTACTACACTATTTGCAGTTAGCTTCGCAAAATCATCTGTCGTAATTGCGATTCTATTATCAAATATGTTAGGATCAGCTGCAGTGTTTGCCTGACCGCTTCTCCATGTTTCATTAACTTCCGGTGTTCTAAATGATGGGCTCCTTACAATACCAAGAGCTCCATAAGTGTTTGTAAATCCAATCTTTGTATTGTCTTCTGCTGTAATATATCCATACATTGAAAAATGTTTACATCTTAATTCATCAATAAGATTATAACCATGACCGCCTTTAGGTTCAATTACAGGTCTTATTGTTGCTCTTACATCAGTTGAAGTATTATTCTCTGGTATGAAATCAACCGATGGGTCAATTACATTAGCAACCGCATTATTATATCCTGAACCTTTATTTAATAGGATTACTTTATTTATTGTACCAGAATCAATTTCAGGAATTGCGACTGCACCAATACCATCACCTAGTACTTCAATTCTTGGGAATATTTTAACACCTGCGTTGGCCTTTGCACCACAGACAAAGAAATCAGTTACTGCTTCCCAGGTTCCGCCTGAAGTATAAGCATCAAATGCTGCACCGTTTAAAGCTGTTGCCAAGTTTGGAGTTGTTCTTAACGCAAACGTATCAGCGGTTAAACTATCAACATAAAAGATAGGAGTACCTGTCTCGTCAGAAACGTTTAACTCTGTCATACCTCCAACATCTTTGAACGTAATAGGTTGTCCATCAACCAATCCGTGGTCAGTTGCTGTTATAACAACAGGACTTGCCGTAGTAGCACCTTCTACAGATCCGCGAGTTGGATTAGCAATTTCACCACCTACTCGTATTTCAACTTTACCTGTACCCGTGTTTGCTTTGTAATATTCTATTTTAAATAGATTAGTAACACTTGAACTTTGATTAGTTACATATAAGTATTGACCTACATAGTAATTATCAATATTGCTCCAATCCTGTTCATAAGGATCTATTTGTAATCCAACGAGTCCGTGTACATTATAACCATTCGTTCTTCCATAAGCAATTTCAATTAATCCATTCTTTTCAACATAACCTGTATTTGATTCTGCGTTAGTTACTTGGATCTCTGAAATACCACCCCCGTAAACACTTGCTGGCTCAACGGTTGCACTAGGATCAATTGGAATATAACCTAAAGCATTATATGCCTCGAATTGTAATGTAGTGAGACGATACATATACTTCCAGACATAACCATCTGCAGTTTCATAAATTTGATTTACGTTAGCAGCATCAAATGTTGGTGGTGAGTTTGCTTCTCCCCTTTCATTATTGTTTAAACATTTATAAATTCTATAATCACCAGTATCATTATCGTTAGGACCAACAACAGAATAGAATCTAATTCCGTCTAAATCAGCTGTATCATCGTACTCTTCATATATAGTTCCTCTTTGCCAAGGATAGTATTTTACCATGAAGTTGATATCTTCTTCTCTGATTCTTTTCGCAAATAATGTTTTTTCCAAAAATTCGTTTTGTGAAGATGCCGAATCTGCTGGAGCTATTCCACCGATACTGGACACAAACATGTAATAGTCATCATTGGTCTTTGCATCCGCAATGAATAACTTGTTTATATCTTGATTAAAATTGTTAGTTAAAATTTCTGGCATTGTTTCACTATCGCTCTATATTTTAGTTTATTTATTACGAACATCCTAGGAACTGAAAGAAACCTTTTGTCGAGGCCAAACTCTGCCTGATTCTGGTCTTCTTCCTTCTGATGTTGCCTCTGATCCGCCTGCGATGTATTTACCGCTTCCCATTCTTATACCCCAAGGTATATGTACTCTTAATGGAGGTGTTCCGTATAATTCAGATAAGTCTGCTTGACCATTTTGGTATTGATTGTCCTTAATTGAATTAACATCCGTTGAAGAATATAACATTGTAGATGGTATATCAGCTGGGGTAGGACTATTAGAAAAGTCAATTAAATCTTCTCCAATTAAATTCTCTTTTGCATGTTTTATCATTAGTGCTTTTAATTCAGCAATAGATGGATATACTCCTCGTTGAGTATAATACCAATCTAAGAATACGACCGCACAACCTGCTGCAACTGGTCCTGCACAACTTGTTCCACTAAAGTATCCCCATTTGCCATCTGAATAATTACCTGTTGGATAACTTGTCCAAGTATATGCACCATAAGCAGCAAAGTCAATTCCTGGTCCTCTATTACTATAATCATCCATTAATCTATTTACATCATCTTGTTGACAAGCAGCAATTGTAAATTGATTATCACCACCACCAGCTTCTTGTCTTAATGGATAAAATGTTAAAGCATTAGAACTTACATTAGTTGTAAATTGATTTCTTTCTTCACTGTCTAAAGTATTAATTACACCGTCAGCCCCCACGCCTACAACTATTTGTGTATTAAATCTTCCGTCTTCTGGGTCAACAAACACGTGAGCATTATTACCTGCAGATTTAAAATGATATATTCCATTATAGTTATTAAACTGACCCATAATGGTATCATAAGAAGAGGATCTTGTTTGGTCAGGAATAGAAATACACCAATGTTTAGTTAATGAACCTGGGTCTTCAATAACTCTTGGAATTAAATTCGCATCTGTAAATGGTGTTAAATCATTTCCCCAAGCAAGGCCGGGTCGATTAATTTGAGTAAGATTTCCATCTTTATCACGTACGTTTAATGTTTGTATGTGATCACAGCGATAAAATCTTTCATGGTCAACACCAATATAACCCCAAGCACCAGTAACTACGGTTGCATTACGAACTCCTGTCACTGGGTTAACGGGTTTGCTGATATGCCATTGTAATACTCCATAGTAACAGTTCGTAACACCGTCTGACAAATAAACCACTCTTAAAGTCGACTTTTTACCCCAACCACAATGTTTACCACCGGCTGCACTTAATACTCCAATTGCATGATTTGAAAACCAATTTGCACTATCATTTGTTACTTGATTATTTCTTGCATCATTCAACGAACTACTAACTGTTGACCAATCCATTGGAATAAATCTTGAATTCGTACTATCAAATTCCTGGAAGTCAACGTGATTTTCATGGCCTGCATTACTTGCTGAAGGAGTACCCGCTTCAATCGCAACAATATCAACATACTCGCCTAAAAAGTTTGACTTAACGGTATCATCAAATTGATATTCAGAACCTTGAAAATATCCAAAAGGTTGAGTTCCATCAGCAGGGTCAAACTCGCTTGAAAAGAACATGTTTAATCCGGTATTATCTGCACCAGCAGTACCACCATTAGGAGCAAATTTAGTTCTGTATGTTACAGTTCCACTTTCATATCTAGGAGTCGTTGACGGATAAGATACTTCTTCCACTCTTTTTTCTGGTAAACATTCTAAAACTTTACCACTTGCTATAATTATATCTGCCTCTTCTTCAGTTAACATCATTACTAACAAGCCGTCAAACAGATCTGGGTTATTGTTTAACTCCATATCTCTTGCTTCGTTTTCCAATAGGTCTGTTTCCAGAACTCCTGGCTGCATAACGATGTTGTACATTTTCTTAGACATTTATTAGCTCTCGAGTTTAAGTGCGTCGATTGTGACAGTCACCGTACCTGTGGATCCTGAATTGTTTTTAATTGCTACAGGAACTTCTGTTTCTGAATTATCAAGCCAACCAATAATTGCTGGTGTCATTTTAAATACTTGAGTACCAGAAGCTGTTGAAATAACTTCAGCAATAACTCCTGCACCATCAGCAGGATCAGTACCTTGTGTTCTACCTGCGTCTGCTGTTCTTGAAGCAACGTCACAATATATTCTTACCCAGCATTGCTTATCTACCGTAATCTTTTGTAATCCAAATGATTTGCCTAATGTTGAATATAATACATTTGCAGAAGCGCCATCTGAAATTGAAGAAGTGGTTTCTGCTTCCTGTACTCTTGATGCTCCACCACCGCCTGCTGATGGATCGGCAATAACAATATCACCAATCATTGATGAATGTGCTGTACAAATATACTTATAAGTACCAGAAATATTTCCAGGTACTTTCCAATATAATGTTCCTTCGTATTTACCTTGTGCGGCTGAACCTACTGATTTAGTACCGTCGTTTGCGTAATGAACCAAACCTGTATTATAAGCAGTCGTTGCGTCTGATCTTATTTCAAATGGATGCATTGAAGTAGCACCATTTAATTCAAATGCAACTGTTTGACCAGCTTGTACATATACTGTTGGGTTATCACCTGGCAATTGGTCCATTGTGTATTTTGAACTATCAGGACCTACAACATAATAAGTTGTTACCGCGGTTGCGGCCATGTCATGAATATCGAGATCGGCTTCGTCAACTTCTGTTAATCCGGCAAGAGTAGATGAACCACCACCGCCACTTGCAGCAGCCCATTGATAATCAGAACCATTCCATTGTAAGAATTCGTTTGTAGCTGCGCCTGAAACATTTAAATGAGTATCAACTTTAGAATCCGCATATCTAATTGAAGATTCTACTGAAGCAACACCTGATGTTGCTGTAATTGTTGTACCGTCTGTAATAGCAGCAACTAAATCAGCAACTGTTTCTTTCTTTGAATTACCTGAATCGTTTGCATCAACAAATGCAATACTATCGGCTGCTTGGTCGATTACGCCGGAAGCCAAACCATTTAGATCTGTTCCGCCACCGCCACCGCCGCCACCGCTTGAAGCAATTGTAATTGTATCAGCAGTATTATTAGCAGTTAGTGTTACGTTGGCTCCTGCGACAAATGTAACTTCAGTTGTTGCACTATCCGCTCCAATTGTAGTACCGCCAACAGTTATTTGTGTAAATGTGTTTTGATCTGCAGGTTGTGCGATCCAAGAATAATCTGAACCATCCCAACTTAATACTTCGTTATCACTAGCACTGCTTGTATTTAAATGTCCATCAACATCGGTATTTGCGAATGATCCACCACCGCTTCCACCTGACCCACCTTCAACCCAACTATAAGAACCGTTTGCGCTCGTACCAAGAACGTAACCATCTACTTCATCGTTTAGTATATTGGCCGAATATACAAAAGTGTTTAGAGGATCAACATAATTAAGAATATCTCCAGCAGAATTATCGGATAATAATTTATTCCAACCTCCGTGAGCATAATACATTTTACCGGTGTCATGTGCATGCCCAATAATACCATGATAGGTACTTGCATTAACATCTGTTAGTAATGCTTCAGTTGAATATAAGAATGATACTTTATGCGGTTTACCTAATAAATCCAAAGCACCGTTGGTATCAAATAAATCAATTGGATTATTTGCATTACCTAATGCTAAGTATACTTCCGTAAAGTTATCGTTTGCTTTATCAAAAGCGTTACGTAACGGATCACCAGTTCCGTCATTCGCAGATGCTCCGATATTAATTATTTGCTTGGCCATAGCTCTTCTTTCCTAAAATTTTATTTAATTAAATATTTATTGTTAATATGTGGTGTCGTAATCGTTCTCGAAGTATTTGTTAATTAATCTTCTCATATCAGGCGTTACAACATGACCTACACCTGATTCTCTCAGCCATACTACTTTACCATAATCACTAATTCTACTATTCGTACCATATACGAATCCGCCTGTTAACTGAGACCCAGTATAATTAGTTGCTTGCGCAAATCTGAAAGATGAATCGTTTGCACTTAAGAACGTTGGGCTGTTAGCAATAATGTTACTGCCTCCGCCGACAAATGGCACAGTAACGTCTTGCATACCGTTCATTTGTAATATTCTTCTTTGAGGTATTGGGTTTCTAAACTGATCGTATCCATCATTAGGATATTCATCACCAGTTTCAAGTTCGTTAGAAGGATAATAGAATCTGCTGTTTCTATATTGATCTGTATTTGTTTGAGATATTAAACAAGCAATTACATCAACACTTAGATCTCTTATTTCAATTGCTGCTCTCAATGCAAGAGCACCACCGTTTGATTGTCCTAGAATACGAATCTTGTTTTCATCAACGTTATTATATAGTTTCAGTTTGGCAATCATTTCTATTATCATATCAATGTCAGGACCATTGCTGATTTCCATTGAGACGTTCCACGAATTCACAAATCCTTGTATACCAATCAATATATGTCCTGGTAAATCATCTGCCCATGATTCAACCATTGCCGCACCAGTTCCACCATTACCATGTAATAATATCGCAACTGGGTAAGGACCTGTTCCTACAGTCGGCATTCCAACAGTAACTTCGTAATCATGGAATCCTTGATCCCATTGTCTTGTAATTGTTAGATCACCAGCAGAACCTTCAACTAACGTTAATCCACCAGTTCCACCAGGAGTATGATCGGCGGCAACAAATGTACTATCAGCAGTATAGTTTGTAATAGAAGCTCTTAAGTCTGTTATGTCTGCTTGATCGAACGGAGAACCTTGACCTTGATCGTTGAACTTTCTCAAGAATCTTTGCTTTATTGATCCGCCTGCATATGCCTTGAATATAAAGTCACCAAATAGTTTTGAACCTGCTAGGTGAACATTCTCTCTTAATAGTTTTTCATATTCTTGAATAGGCAACGTAGATTTAATTTGATACGAATACTCTTGGTAGAAATTACTATCTTGTATTCTCATTCCTGAGTCAAGGTATTCTTGGTCGTAAGTAATAACAGTATCAAACACTGTATAGACAACGTTTACCTGAGCAGTATACCAGAACTGTTCTTTTAACGAAGGAACAACAACTTCATTCCACCTTTGTGTAATAGCATCAGCAGCAGTACCATTTGATAATTGTGTAAACAATATTCCCGTGCCTGAATTAATTGGGAATCCTTGTTTAGTCATATCATAAACTGCGAATCCATCTGAAGCAGTGCTCTGTAACCATCCTTCAACCTGAGGACTAAGAAGAGGGAAAAGAGCTGTTGGATCATTGTTTAAAACGATCTGTAAAATAATCAGAGCCATGGATGATGTTGGGCGAAGTATATCGTTAGTCGTAGATCCGTTTTGTTTCCAACCACTTAGGTGAGAATTTTGTCCTGCCCAATATCCACCAGTTTTACCTTGAGTGTCAGCAAAAACAAATCCTTCAGCTATTTTGTTTCCGTCACTATCTCTTAGCTCGCCTTTACCTTCGGCAAACTCTAGACTTGAGAAATCAACTAAGCCAGGATCATATCCAACATAACCAAATCCGGAATTAATAATCTCTACTTCTTCTACTTTACCTACGGCAAATTCTGTTTCGGCAAGCATAATTGCGTTATCACCGAATCTTTTATAATCATCATAGTCGTTTGTAATAATAGAAACATTAAACTCAGAAAGTGGTGAATTAACTAAACGTATATTTTCGTCTGAATTAAATCCATAATAATTAAATGGTACAACAGTTAGGTATCCTTCCGATTGGTCAATATTTTGGATCACACCAACCACTAAAGAATCAACACCTTGTATTCTATCGCCGATTGAGAAACTACCTGCATCACCAGCATCAGCAAATAAAATAAGTTGATTTTTACGATCTAAATTTTTAACTAGTGAATCTTGTGCAAGAGCAAATACATCGTTTGTATAATCGGCCCCTGGGTTAACATTTTCAAAAGAAGCGATTCTTCCGATTGTTAAATCTTGAATTGAGAATGCTTGATTTAAAGGAGTCGTTAGATTCACAGGAGATGCCGTACCTGACATTGGAGTTGGGTCTCCGTAATCTGCGGCGTTTAATGCTATTGATAAGTAAGGAGTAATTGGATCTGTAATAACAGAAGCAACTGAAGTATCTGTTAAAGCAGAAACCTTTACATCGTCTGCACTTCCTGTATCAGCAAATTGTGGTCCAGGAGAAGATAGGTTCTTTGTGGTAAGTTGATTTTCTACTAAAGAAAGATTAATTGTAAGACCTGATTGTGAAGCTGTTATTGTAGAAAGATCTTGCATGATCTGGCCGGCATTCATTTTAAAACCAAGAACACTTTCGTTTTGTCCAACGACCGTACCTATATTACCGAAAGAATCTGTAAGAGTTTCTCCAATAATAAATCCTTTGTTATAACCTGTCTCTCCATTGTTTAAAATAATAGATTGGTCAGAAACAATTAACCTTGTGTTATCAATAGTATAGCCATATCCGCCATCTTCTAACTCATATGCAATTTCTCCAGAAACATCTGTTGAAACTTTGGTGACAATTGCTGTACCTGCATAAGCATCTTTTTGTCTTACATCAAATACTTCACCAACCTTTCTTCTTGTGGCTGCAGCTGATCCTATTGGATTGTTAACTTCAAATCTTGATAGAGAACCGTTAGTTTTACCAAAGCTAACAACCTCTCCATTAATGTTTGTGATAATATCTTCATACTTTTTAAACGTACCTTGAATACCATCGAGATATATGATAGGCGTTTTAACTCCATTTAAAACAAAGAAGTTAACTGATCTTACTGAGGCCTTTGCTCCTGTTACTGCACCTTCAATATTACGTGCTAATAAATCATAGTATTCATATTCTTTGCCAGATTTTGACGTGAATAAATTATTGTTTGGAAACATTTGTAAGTATGTACCTTGCTTCCATTCTGAATCAGAAATCTTTTGCATCTTAGCAGAAGGATAGACAAGTTCAATATCAAACTCTTGATAGAAAATAGCAAAGAATAATTCAATACCTCGAGCGGTACCTTTTGCACGATATAGATCAAGAATATTTTTAATAATAAACTTAATAAGATCGGCTTTAAGTGGAAGATCGGCAAGGAACTTTTTCTTAAAGAGTATAATCATACTCTCTAATGTGGTATCTATATCTTTGGTTTCAAATAATCTTCGTGATTGATAGAGATGCTGATTCTCTTGAGATTCAGACCACTTATAATAGTCCTCTACTAATTGAACAAGCTCAGGTCCGTCTTCCCTATATATTGCTGGGAATTGGCGCTTAACAAAAAGCGATATGTTTTTTTCTATTTCACCCTGAGGCATTATTGTTCTCTCTTATTAATAAGCTGTGCCAGATCCTGTTGATGTTGAAGTTGAAACAGCCGCCTGTGTAGCAGTTGCTTGTCCTCCTGATTCATCCAGGTCCATAACTACTTTAACATCAGTGTCTCTCAATATAAACACTCTTCCTTGTGGTGCTTTAATATCGTTTTCAATTGTCTTTGCCGTTATCCTAATTGCTGAACCAGTAAATGCTTCTATCTTAAAGTTAGTTAATTTAACTTCACCTTTAATATAATCAACTGTTCCTGCAGTAGGATTAATAATTTGTGGATTCGTAACATCATCAGTTATTATCATAATGTTTCCATTGCCATCGTCTTGTAAAAATACACAAGTATTATCAATGTCAAATGGAGATGATTTAATCGCAGGTTTATAATTGGCAAAACCATTTGCTGCTTTATAAGGATATGGTCTAACTAAACCGGCTTCGAATCTAAATGTTGGGTTGGTATTAAAATTAAGCGGTGGTGAATATTCAATAATAGGAACAACATTAATTTCATTACTTAATATACCTACATCTAATGCATCGACAATTCCAGAAATTTTGGATGATCTTAAAGTACTATCAAACGATTCTAGGTTGTCATCTGAATACTTTTGTATTGCCTGTCTTACAAGTGATTCTAAATCAGAGGCAGATTTTTCTGTATTCTTTTTACTATAATTTACACTTACCGTCATATCACCATAAACGAATTCTGTTTGTTTAAATATCGGCTCAATACCTAATGGAGCTCTTTCTTTTAAATAAGCAATATATGAATTAGATAATGTTGAAGATATGATTCTTGTATTGTCGTTTAGGAATACTGAAATAGCAACTCGTCCAAATTGAGGTGGATCTAATTGCTCACCACCATACGCAGATACCGCTGTAATTTCAGGGAATGCCTGCTGTAATAATATTTCGTAATCTTTCGTTGTGACTGCTCTTTCTTGAACCTGTAATGCCTTAGGAGCAAAGTATCGAATGCTTTCCATTGATTCACGTTCTTGTCCACCTGAAGCGGCAGAAACTACAGTTGCATTTACTGTACCGTTTTCACCAATGAATGTTTGACCAAAAGTATCTGCTCCATTTGGTTCTTCTCCTGAACATATTCTATATCGTACTCTTACATCTTCAAATTCTTCAGGCTGTAAACCAAACTTATTCTTACCAAAGTAAATAGAATACTTTTCATCAAGATATGGTTCAAGATAGAATACTTTATCTTCAGGCTTAACACCGTAAATTGTATTTGCTCTTGTGAATACGTTTGCATCGTCTGTTGCTTCTGCATCAACAAAGACAACAATTGAATCTGTATCTACTTCGTTGTTTGTAAGGAATACTCTTAATACACCATCTGCATCAACAATGAATCCTTCTCTTTGGAAACTTGTTAACATTTCACCTTCAAACATTTCTACATTTTGTACTTCAAATATTCCTGGTGCAGTTCTTCTTGCTGTATATGATTGGTCTGTGACAAAGTTATAACTCTCACCTTGAAAGTTAGCAGATAAAGCAAAGTATCTTGGAATTGAGATTGTTGAATCTGTTGTGACTGTATCTTGAATTCTTAAATTAACAACTGCCTTAGCAGATTTGCGTGAACGAGGAATATAGTTTAATTCTTTTGCATGAGAAACGATAGAGTTCTTGAGGACGGCAGAGTCAAGAAACATTTCGTTAAGAGCCATGTTTGTATAGAAGTTATTATTATAACTATTAAAAGCAAGTACATCAAGTAAAGCAGACAGGTTAGAACCTTCAAAGTTATAGTCTTTGAATTGTGTTTGCGTTTGAAGATATACCTTAAACTGATCTTTGATTCTTTCAAAATCTAATTCAGTAATTGGTGTTTTTGGATTTGCCATCTCTATCTATTCCTTTTTAATATAACATCTAATGAAATTGGTTGTTGCTCGTTACGAACATAGAACGTAATTTTAACTGCCACGGTTCCTGCATCGAGGTCACCTGAAACAAATACGTCAATTAAACTTGCTCTTGGTTCGTATGTATTAATTGTAGATGTTACTCTGTCTTTAATTAGTTTAAGCGTTCCTGGTGTTAGATTCTCAAAAAGCATATCACGAATATTGCCACCTAAATAAGGTTGCATTGGTCTTTCACCACGATCGGTTAATATAAGATTCTTAATTGCGTCTTTAACTGCTGTCTCGTCTTTTTGTAATGCAATGTCTTTTGACACAGGACTGATACGAAGATCCTTATGGAAGTCCGTATAAAGATTTACCTTTTTCTTTTTAGGTGATAAGTACTCTGCTATTGACATTTATAATATTTCTCTTAAATCTAAATGAATGAAATCATCGTATTCTTTAACGTATTTAAATCCTGTTTTAAATGCATCTTCTAAAAACTTTGGAACGTCAGCCATATCCTTTTTAATATCAACTACCATTCCACTTAAATGGGAATTGTCTTCTGCCCATTCTTGTTTTGTATTATAGGCTTTACTTACCCAACCATTTGTTATGATAAGTTTACTGCCCGTTAATAACTTTAATCTTTTAAGATATACTTTAACATCAAGATCTACTCTTGTATATCCATATATTCCAACCCCTTCCTTTGCATCAAAGTGGTTTATACTTCCACTTGGTCCGACACCTATATCTGCATCGTTACCAGAAAATACATTACCACACCTTGGCAGATCTCTATAATCAGCAGCAGTAATAGGGGCGATGTTTTTTGGTGGCTTACCAGTGTTGGTTATTGCTTCTCCACCATCCAAAGTCCATCTGCCTTCTAATCTATTTATTACCTCTTTCCTAGTTGTTGGAGAATACCGTATAGCTCCTGATTTGATGGCCGAAGATTCGTTTATGTTTGAAATCGTTTTAAGCCTGTTTACGATGGTTGTATATCGGTTGGTATAATCGTTCAATGGTTTGTTAATGTCCCTTATTAACGCTTCTACATTTGCTGCAAGTGCACAAACACGTGCTATAAGGAATTGAATCTCTTCAATACCAGGACTCTCAAATAGACTTCTTGCGTAATCAATCAACCCAGAAACTTTATCTTTAATGCCTTTCTTATTTTCTTCAGTAAAGAATGCGCAAGTTTGTTCTCTAACTGTCATAATACCTTTTACAACTTTGGCATCTACGAATGTATCAAATCCTTCTGTAATAGCAGCAGGATCAAAGTTATCAATCATGTCTTGTACTTCTTTAAAGACTTCATCAATAACAGCTTTTACTTTTTCCTTAATTTCTTTAATCAGTTTTTCAATGACTGCTTGAACGGTAAGATCTTTAATTCCATCATACCCTCTACTGATCTTTCCAGCAATTGCTATTGCATCTGCGATCAGTCCTTCTACAACTCCAATTAAATCAAAGAATGCATCAATAGAAGCAAAGATAGAATCAAACCTATCGCAAAATCCACCTAATAAACTTGTACTAAAATCGTTCTTATAATAGGAATCTAAATTCCTTGCCAATCTTTGGTAATCATTTTCATTTAATATACCTTGAGGAGTATAATTATATTGCTGAATAAAATCAGCAGTTTCAAGTTGAGAAATATTACCTCGTTCCCATCTACCACTTAAGTCAGGATAATCACCCAAGTTTCCAATTTGTTGTCGAAGCAATCCATTTAAATAATTACTTGATAAATTTAAATCATCACCATATAATTTTATTGCCTTCGTTAATGGATTTGTTTCAGCATCATTCGCAATACTTTCTGCAACTTGTTGAGTTACTGCGTCAATTTGAGAAAGAGTATATCTTCCTTTTAGATCTGTAACATTTACAGGAGATAAAGATAACTTATTTAAAGTAATCTGATCATTAGGATCTGGACATACGCCTGCCATTTTACACGCCTCCTATTTTAGTATTAGTCGCTGAATCATCAAGAGGCGCAAGTACACCTGCTGCAGATCCCATTGCGAAATAACCTTTAGGTATAATAGAAGTTGACTTCCCAGGAGGCTCAGGCATTTTGGATAATGTCATACCCCATGCACCAAGTCCTATAGGTAAGAAATCAGCAATGATAGCAGTGAATGCATTCACAGGATTTAATACCTTAGTAATAAACTCTGGACTGTTTCCTGTAGGATATGCCCAACCTGAAGTAAGTCCTGGTAATGGTGCAACAATTGGAGCAGAAACCGCAGGAGGTAATAATGCAGGAACTGTTGGTATTGAAATCGAAGCAACTGGCGGGCTATATGCTCCATTATAAGATACAGGACCTCCGGGCAATGGAGCACCTATTGTAGTAAAGTCACCTCTTGTTGCCGCGACTGATGTAGCAATAACCGATGGAGAATTCACAACACTGCTTGAAGTAATTGCGCCTGAATTAACAGCAGTTGTATTAAATACTCCTGTATGAGAAGTTGATACTGAAGCAATATTCATTAGCGGTGTTGTTAAACTCCAACCCGGTGTAGGTACAGCCGTTCCTGTTAAAGGAGTAGGAGGTATTAATCCACTTGCTAAACTTATTATATTTGAAGCAGTATTATGTATATCGCCTGGTGTAGATAACTTAATTGCTTTTGTTGAGAATACGTCATAAGTATTCAATGCAGTATTTTTAATATTCTTGGCAACGAAGTTTAATTGGTTGACTGATTCAAACTGTATTTCCTTTTTACCAAATACAGTCATAATACCTGCATTGGCTTCTAACTTAACATCACCGCCTCTTAACTGAACTTGTTCACCACCGTTAAGATTCATTTGTCCACCAACACCAAACTCGGCATTGCCGTGAACAAGCATTCGATAGTCACCTTCTATTTCTTCGACCTTATCACCTTTTACATAAACGTGTGCATTACCATTAATCGTAACAACACTATGACCTGATGACTCGTGTTTTGTTCCGATGTTAACTTCATAACGATCGCCTTCAGCTCTTTCAGTAACAGATCCCTTTGCATCTATTTGAATATAAGAACCTGCATTGTGATGAATCATAATTCTTTCTGAACCAGGAGAATCATCAATTTCAATACTGTGTCTATTTGTTTTAATAACTTTATTATAAGGATACTTGGCAGCATATGCTGGAGTTGGTTCAGACCATGTTTCATCTGTATTCGCAATCTTTTGGTCATGTACTCTATTCGCAGCCATTGCCAACAAATAAGTTTCTAACAATCTTTCGCCTGTTGCCAATTTATCAGGACCACCGCCTGTGTTAAATTGTCGAGGTGCAAAGTCTCCGCCTAATAGATCTCCATCTTTTTCTGCTATTACTCCATACCCATCTTTTACTGGGTCCATCTCTTCGTTATACTTACCTGGGATTAATCCAAGTATTAATGGATGTTGAGCCATTCTTCCGTCAAGGAACATTCCATATACAAAAGAGTTTAAAGGTGGAGGTGGATTGTTTGGGTCGTAATTACCTGAAGCACAAATGGCCCAAGGTAGATCTGTTGTTTTAATATCAGAGTGTGTACCATGAATACCAAACGCACGAACCTGTATCTTTCCTTCGAAAGATTTGTCTACGTTATTTTCCACAACTCCTATAAAGAAATGTGGTTGTGCTATTCCTGAACCGTCTGCTGCATTCATTAGTTATAACTACTCCCAATATCCCAATCATATTTAATCATTGATAATTCTGTTTCTAAATTAGATCCATCTATGTTATGTGAAGTTGCATATATTAAATAGTGACCACTTAATCTGCTATTTTGTTTACCTTCCAATTCAGCGGTTGGTTCTAATATAGTTAAATCAATTACTTCACCTGGCTTCAAATCTAATCTTCCACGAATAACGCCTGTACACATATTTTCAACTAAATGATAATGGTAAGCTTTTCTGTTTTGTATTATCTCTGTCATAAACTGTTCGTTACGAGGTGTTTGATCTGGTTTCTGTTCAAAGCCTGCGGCCGACCAATCTCTATACACAATACTTTGTGGTGCATTTTCTCTCGTAAACGTGTCGTTAATAAATTGTTCAGAATGTTTCATTCCTACTTTTTCACCAAGCAGTCTTCCTTGCATTCCTTTATACTTTGATCTCTTTTTAACGTAGTCGTAATTGAATTCTCTTTTCTTTTTTGTTGTGAAATCAATTTCCATTACTTTATTTTTATACGCGCCTTCGTTTAAATCCTTTAATGAATTTACATGATTAGAGGTATTAAATTCAGATAATGTTTCAATAATAACAGGTCCTGCCAGTGGATTACGATCAACGATAGGAGAATACTTTAATTGTTTTCTTATTTTACCATTTGCTTGCTCTAATAACCATTCATCAGTTACCCAATTATAACCTTCTACTGTTTCAAAGAAACGAAAGGTTGATGATTTGGATCTATTTGAAAAAGCCTTGGCACAAAGAAATTGCATTGCCTGTATTGGATTATAGTCAGGAATAATGACTCTCATTTCTCCATCGGTTTCTTCAATATTAAATGACCTCGCAGGTAGACTCAATGACTTATTCATATTCTTTTGAAAGTGTCTTTTAAATAAAGTCTTTGCGCAATAAGAAGCAGATTTATTACGGAATGCAGTTATGACATTTTCAATTGTTGCTTTCCATGATGATTTTGTCATATAGTGTAATGTGTATGCGTACTGATCACCTGATTCTTTTTGTATAGAAACATTACTTATTTCTATTATTTGTAAATCTAAAAATAATTCAGTTTGTAAGTCGTGTGATTTAAGATGTAGTCTTAATTGTTCTTCTGCTCGTATAGGAAACGAACTTAATAACCCAATACCATCCAATACATCAATAGAGCCAACAATTGCGCCTGATGTCATTGACTGCTGTAAATCAAATCTTCCAATAAGACCAGTGATGTCTTCTGATTTACCAAAATCGCCTTCAGCGCTGGTAATAACAGCAGATTCAATGGTGCAGTATCCGGGGTTAAAAGTCTCTTCCATTATTCGCTTACACTATTACTTAGTTCTTGAGTTATCTGACCGAGGTATACATCGTCGAATAAAAAGATTTCTTTTTTATTATTGTTAAGTTGAGTTTCATGATCGAATATACGATAAGGAACCCAATCTTCAGGAATAATTCTTTTTACGATAATCTTTTGTCCACGTTCAGTACGCATTATCACTCTGTCTTCACGACGAAGGTAAATTGTTCGGAAAGATTCCGGTGCTAATATAATATCATCTACTGCCATTTGTTATTCCTAAACCTTTTTAATATAATACAAAATGTTATCGTCAATGGTTTCGTTCTTTGTCCAATCAATAACGTCTTCGCCAATTTCACCAGACTCTGCTGTATATTTATCTACCAAGTAATCATTAAATGTTGCGGCATCCATTGGCCATTCGTAATAAGGATCTATAATATTGTTTGCCATATACACCAACCAAACATAATCAACTGAACCGTAGTACTCTAAAGCAACATCCTCTGCTCTTTGGCCATCTTTAACTGTATATGAATAATATAAGTATGGGTTATTAGAAACTGCCCTCATAAAAGAAGCACGTCGAGAAATGTCTCTTACCTTTCTTCCTTCATATCTGATGACTGGGAAATCTTGAAAATACTTATAAGACATTTTATCCTCCTGCCGTATTTGCGGCTGCTTCGGTCTCTACTACATTAGGTACTTCAATGTCCAATGCATCAAGACCAGCAACACCATAATCTTCTGCGGTTTGTATCTCGAGTTCCATAAACGACATTGATATGCTGATACCCATAGGTACACCACCTTCAGCAATTGTTGGTGAGCTTCCGTTGTCTGCGTAATTAATATCTATACCTTTACACATACAAGCTTTGAATCTTGGATAGTGGGCTTCATTAACTCCTAAAAGATTAATCATTACAACTGAAGGATACTTTAAATAAGCTCTTGCTAAACCGCCTTGTGTTAAACCGTTAAGCTGTTCTGCTCCATCTCCTGTTGGTGAAAGCGATTGTATTTGTGGTAATATTTTACTCTTAACTCTATTTACGATATTTTTAATATCATCTGCTTCTTGTTTGTTTGCTGGGAATACTGACCAAGAGAAAGAAAAGTTTCTTAAATCAACTCCACTAAAATGTAATGTGGTAAGTGGATTCTGTACTGAACCTAATGCTGCGCCAATTGATTTTTCTCCAATCCCTAATCCACCAAGAACGTTTGTTCCTAGAGTACCAATTAATCGTTTAAACATTCCGCCTGCTTCATTGTCCGCAAAAGCGTCTCCACTTATTACTCCTGCTGCTCCATTAGCAATTGCGTTACCCAGTTTCTTTGCTGCTGCTACAGGGTCGTCTGCCGCAGCAACTGCTTGTCCTGTAAGGAACTCTTCAATAAATCCTCTCTCAAAAGAATTGATCTGAACTCCTGTTGAATCTGTTAACGTATTAGGAAATGGTAATTCTAAAGTGAAAGATCCTTTTTCTTTTGCTCTACGTCTTTGAGCAGTTAGCCATTGAGTACCTGTACCTGACTGTCCGTCTCCAGCTAGGTTACCAACTTGAGAATTGGAAATAAACTCGCCGTAATCATAATCTTTAAATATAAACTGAATACCATGAGGGAATTGACCACTAGGCCATTGAAGACGGTCTAGGCCATCTCCTCCTCTATCCGACATTCTAATTTTTTCTGATGGTCTTGCCATGAATTTTCCTCAATTCTTTCCAACGAATCGTAATAAATATGTATATAGTTAATTTATTATTTATAACAGTAATCGGAAGTATATCATGGCATATAAGGGTAGATTTAGACCAAAACATCCCAATAAGTATAAAGGTGACCCTACAAAAATTATTTATAGGTCTTTATGGGAGTTTAAAGTATTTAAATGGATGGATCAACACAGCGATGTAATATGGTGGCAATCAGAAGAAGTGATCGTTCCATATAGATCTCCGATAGATGGTAGAGTACATAGGTACTTTCCTGATGTAATTGTACATAAGAGAGATGGTTTAGGTAATCCTCAAACCATTATGATTGAAATTAAACCAAGCAGTCAATGTAGACCGCCTGATCCGAAGAATAAGAATAAAACAAAGACAGGCAGAGTATCAAGAAGGTATTTAAATGAAGTTAAAACATGGGGAGTTAACGAAGCAAAATGGAAAGCGGCAAAGAACTTTTGCGCTGACCGAGGATGGCATTTTACAATTATGACAGAACATCATATTCCAGGAGCACGATAAGTGGCAACTTTATTTTCAGATATATTAGCAAAGGGTATACGACAGGGACAGATTCCTGCTAGGACAGCAAGTGCTAGAGAGTGGTATCGTAACCAAGCCAAAACAAAAGCAGGCAAGGAAATGACTGCTGAAGCTATATTGAGTACGAATGATAAGGGAAGAGCAAAGCAACAATTGCGTGGTGATCAAGTATATGGTTCAATGTACTTTTTTGAATATGATCCTAAGCATAAAGATACTTTACCATATTACGACAGGTTCCCTCTTATATTTCCAATAAATAAGGTAAAAGGTGGTATACTTGGAATGAATATGCATTACTTACCACCGAAGATGAGAGCACAATTAATGGATGCATTATATTCAGTATCTTCAGATAATAATTACGATGAGAATACCGTACTGAATATTAGTTATAAAATATTGCAGAGTGCTTCAAATTTTCGGTTCTTCAGACCTACAGTTAAAATGTATTTGGCTAAACAAGTCAGATCTAAGTTTATTAAGATTAACTCGTCTGAATGGGACACTGCATTATTTTTACCAGTACAATCATTCCAAAAGCAAGGTCAACAAGTTGTGTGGGCTGATTCAAGAAAGATTGCTAGGAGCTAAGAATGGCATTTAATATAAGTAAATTTAAGTCAAGTTTTGAAGGTCTAGGTGGCCCGGCCAAAGCGAATCTTTTCGAAGTCATGATGACCAATCCAAAATGGCTAAACAGCGCAACAGAATCAGATAAGGGTAAATTTGACGCAAGAACATTTACGATGTTCTGTAGTTCAATTGCTTTTCCTGGTGTTGCGGTTAATACAACAAGTTATGATTATGTTGGTCAGCTAACAAAAGTTATTCCAAGCCAAATTACTACGCCAGGACCAATCCAAGCAACATTCATTTGCGATTCAGATCATCATACATTAAGATTCTTTCATTATTGGATTCGTCATGTTTTGAACTATAGTTCTTCTGGTGGTATACATAGTGAATGGAAAGAAAAGTTAAGACACGAAGTTGGATTCAAAGATGATTATGTTTGTGATTTAGAAATCAAACATTTTTCTACAGACAGTAATCCAAGGTCTTATTATTCTGCAAAGCTACAAGGTGCTTATCCTGTTTCTGTAAGTGGAATTGATTTGGCCTGGGATGGTACAGATTCGTATTTAACAATACAAGTACAATTTGCATTTGATGATTATGAGTATTCAGCTGATAAGGCAGGACACACAGGATCACGTTCAACAAGAGGAGCAGGTTTACTTGATCTTCTTGGAGATGTAGCAGGTTTTGCTGATACCGTAAGAGGTACATTAAAATCAGGCAAACCAAGAAACATACAAGATGCAGTTAACAAATTACAAAGAATAGGGAATGCGTTAGATAATGTTAATGACAGCATTCCTACTAAAGGATAACAAATAGGAAATATATTATGGCATTACCAAAAATTGATTTACCGTTAAACAAACTAACTTTACCCAGCGATGACAGTGAAGTTTTATATAGACCGTTTACGGTAAAAGAAGAAAAGATATTATTAGTAGCAGCGGAAGCAAGAGATCCGATGGTAGAAATGGTGGCAATTAAACAAGTAGTAAATAACTGTTTATATGATAAGCCAATTGAAGAAATATCAATGTTAGATTTAGAATACATATTTTTAAAGCTAAGATCATCTGCAGTTAATAATTCAGCTGCATTTACAATAACAGATCCAGATACTAACGAATCAATACCTCTTGAGATGGATCTTGAAAACATGGAAATATTAAGAGATCCGAGTCATAGTAAAGAAGTTAGAATTAATGATGATTTAGTTTTATTTTTAAAGTATCCAAACATTGATGATTTCACAAAGATTATAGATATGGATGCAGCCGATCCATTAGTTAATTATGTTATTATGGTTTCTTGTTTAGATACATTGGCAACAGAAGATGAAGTACATAACTTCGATGAGTATAGTGAAGAAGATATTGCTGAGTTTATGGATAATATGTCGGGAGACGTAATTAAAAAGATATCTAACTTTTTTGATACAATGCCGAGGCTGAGACAAGAAATTAAATATACAAACAGTAATGATGAAGAAAAGACATTTGTGGTTGAGGGGATGCGCAGTTTTTTTACATAAGCCTTAGTCATATGAGCCTAGGGCATTATTATCAATCTGTTTTTGGTTTAGCACAACATCACAAATGGAGTGTTAGTGATATTGAAAGTATGATGCCGTATGAAAGAGATTTATATTTTCAAATGTTATTGGAATTCATAGAAAGACAAAAAGAAGCGCGTGATAACGCCAAAAGGTAATAAATTAAATGGCAGAAATAAGTAGAGATACGCAAGCAATTTTAGATCGTCTCAAAAGAGAGGGATCGCTTACACGTAATGGTGGAGACGGAAAGAACTCTTTAAAGACTGTTAAAATAAACCTTGAAAAATTTGGAGTACTCTTTCAGGGTATACAAAATGAACTTGCCAATTTAAATAAAACTTTTGGTCAAATGCTAGGAGCAAATCCTAATTCGTTCAACGGGCCATTGCCGCAAGCAGAGCAAACAACATTAGAACCACCTAAAGTTCAATTTGATGAAGAACAATTACGGGCTCTAGGTCTTGACGAAGAAACAATTGAATTACAAAAGAAAGCTGCTGAATTAAATATTAAAAATAATTTAGAAGATGAAAAGTTAAGAGCTGAAACTGAGCAGAAAAGGAAACAAGACGAGGAAGACAAGCGAAGGAAAGAGCGGTTAGAAAGTTCAAAAGCGTATCTTAAAGAAAAGACTATTTCAGGACAAGTACTTACAAATCCATTAAGCTTCTTTACTAAACTATTAAAAGGTGCTGCAATTGCATTTGTTGGATTTAATGTTGTTAGAGGTATAGTAGATCAATGGACAGGCGGTAAGTTTACTGAGTTTGTTGAAGGAATAGATTATGCTGCAATTGGAGAAGGCATAAAAACATTTTCTACTTTCCTTGGAGATACTCCTTGGGCTCAATTTACTACAGCGCTACTTGCGTGGTCAGCAATTGATTTTGGTGTACCGCTTGCTCTCAGTGTAACTGGTGAAGTCTTACGAACAAGCATGTTAGCCAAGGCGTTATCAGGTGGGGTAGAGAGTACGATTAAAAGCAGTAAAGGATTCGCGAGTACTGTGATGTCAGTTAGAGGCGCGGCGTTTACCGCACTTGGTATTGGTGTTGCTATTGGTGGAGCAAAGCTAGCTGATTACGTAAGAAAAGAAATGGATGGAATGAATTCAGAACAAATTGCCAACGAAAAGTTAACTAATGACTGGGGTGATCTAGTTGATATAGGCGGTATGACCGCAGCTGGCGCATCAATCGGCATGATGTTTGGGCCAAATGGCGCTCTTGTTGGAGCAATATTAGGATTTGCGTTTGGTGTGGGTAAAAAGGCATACGATTATATTAGCGCAAGTTCAGAAGAAAAGATTAGCTTTGATGAAATGGGCGAAGACTTAGCAAGAACCAATGCAAAAACCGCGCAAGAAATGCTACAACAATATGAAGATGGTACAAGAGAATTAACTGAAGAACAAATAGAGGCTTTAACGGAACAGGCTAAAGGTCCATCTCAAGACTTGTTAGACGCGACCAATAATGAGATTGGAGATCAGCGTGCTCGAATACAAAAACAGTTAGCACTGATTGACCTTGAAAGAGGCGATGCACAAACGATGGGAATACAGGTGGGTCCAGACGGAGAGCTTCAAGCAACCTATGGTCGAGCAATTACTGACGCTTCAGTGATTGCTGAACGTGAAGCTGATATCAGGAAAAGAAGAGAAGAAAAATTAGCAGAGTTGGCTCGTATTGATGAAAGAGTAGCAGAAAGAATTGAAAAAGGCTACGGTACATTAGAACAAATGACCAAGCAAGATCCTGAAGGATTTATTGAAGGCATTAAGTATATGTTTTCTAATAGTGCTGAAATTATTCGTGGTAGAGAAGCAGAAACGCAGGCTAGGTTAGATCAAATAATAAATTACTTTGAAAAGAGTACAAACGATGATAATTTAACGGATGGTCAGATATCGTCTATTATTAAAAGAGTAGAAGAAGGTGCAGAAGCATATCCTATTATACAAGTTATTAATAAAGGTGGTGATGTGAATCAGTTTGTAGATGCTTCGGATAAATCAAGTACAGTTAACAAAAGAACTCTATACCCTAATGTTGGCGCACCAGCGGCAATGCCTACAGGATAAAAAAGGACCCTGCAGCGGGTCCCCAAAAACGGCCAGGCAGGATGTCACCTACGTGGATTGTTTTTAATATTTATTCTCCTTTGAGGTAAGCGAGTACATTCTCTGGAGTTGTTTCACCGTATGGATCTGTTGGACAATCATCTTCAAATCCTGGTTCACTAAATAATCTCTCAACGGTACCATCGTCTACGACCATAGCATATCTCCAAGATCTTTTACCAAAACCAAGATTGTCTTTTGCGACTAACATATCCATTCCTGCTGTAAATTCGCAAGAACCATCAGGAATCAATTTAACATTTTTAATTCTCAAGTCTTCAGCCCACGCATTCATTACAAATGTATCATTACAGCTTACACAGTATACTTCGTCAATACCTGCTTCAGTAATCTGGTCATATAGGACATCAAATCCTGGTACTTGATTATTAGAACAGGTTGGTGTAAATGCGCCGGGTAGTGAAAATACAACTACTCTTTTACCTTTAAAATAATCGTCTGTAGTTGGGTAGGTCCAATCGAACTCACCGCTTTCTACGTTTCTGCTTCTTACTTTAAAAGTTACGTTAGGGACAGTTTTCATAATTTAGTTTCCTATCAATAGAAGGAGGCCTTAACGACCTCCTAGATTAATATTGATTAACCTTTTAAGAATTCTTTCTTAGAAGCCTTCTTGGTGTTAATCTTTATTTTACGAGCCTTTTTCTCTTCAGGAATTATTCGTTCCAATGAAATAGTTAAAAGACCATTTACGAAGCTGGCATCATTCACTTCAATATCGTCTGCAAGAGTAAAACTTCTTGTGAACTTTTTGAAGGAAATACCACGGTGAACATAATCTCCACCGCCATTGAAGTAATCTCCTGCTTCATCCCATGTGGAACGAACAGTCAATACATCTTCTTTTACTTCGATTTCTACATCATTAATATCGAGACCTGCTAACGCAAGATCAATAAAGAACTTTTCGTTTTTATCAGTTCTGATATTATAAGGCGGGAAGCCTTGTGATTGATGTACTTGGGGGAATTCCACCAATCTGTCAAAGACTCTATCAAAGCCTACGGCAAAAGGGTGAAGTTGGTTTATATTTAATCCAGTCATGTTATTCTCCTATTAAGCAAGATTAATTATTATCTGATGGTAATACCCATCGGTTTATTATAAGACCCTATCGGCGCCTTACAAATCTATTTATAACGAAAAAATGGACATCCTTGTCTAATGTCAGCTTATTCCGATTCTTTTTGCTTCGGTGTTGCCTTATCGACTGCGTCACTAGCTGTATCTAAGATATACACTGTAGTATCTGATACGTCTTTAATTACGCCGCCAACAATACCCGTAGCTCCGTCAACAACATTGCCGACTGAACTACAACCCATCGCAAAGAAAGCTGCCATGATTACTAAGTACTTCATGGTCCACCTCTTCGTATGTATATTAATTAATTTTAATATACCAAACTATTTATAATTTATTTACCAGTTGAACCAATTCCACCTTTACGGTCTGTCTTGATTCCTGGCTTCTTTTTAACTTCTTTAATGTCTTGTTGAGTAACAGATGCTAATCTACATTGAGCTAATCTGTCGCCGTCGTGAACATGTACGACGGTATCTGATACGTTGTGTACAATAATATGCGTTTCGTCGACATAATCAGAATCAATTATGCCAATACTGTTAACTAATGTCAATCCCAACTTTGTTGCTACACTTGAACGAATAAACATTTCCATTACATGATTGATTGGAATGTCGAATATAAGTCCTGTAGGAATAAGTACTCTTGTACCTGGTGTGATGGCTAAACCATTCTTACCAACAGGTATATCTACTTCCTTATTAAATGGAGTATATGACCGAACACGTTCACCTATACTAATGCAAGCCTTTATATCAAAGCATGCAGAACCGGTTGTTGCATATTCGGGTATTGTTGCGTTATCGCGAGTTTTAAAAACTTTCATAATATATGTTCCTATTTGTTATATTATATAACAGTTATGTTGGAATGTCAATAGTTTATTTTTTACCAATGTTATACTTGACTGTCAAATCCCAATCGTTCTTTTCTTTAAATGAAATGATTTTAATTTGATTTAGAGAAGCAATCGGATCTTTCGTTTTTGAAGGATCTACGATCTTAACAAGTTCCCATTCTTCCAATAAGTTCACAATCGTATTACGACGTGATATATCTTCTTCTGTTAACGTGTTATGCTTTCCGTCTAAAATAAACAATTCTTTAAAGTGTAGTATTGAGTACCTACCTTGCTTATGCAAGATATGACAAGACTGATATAACTTTTTTTCCTTGCGGCTTGAGATGCCAATCCGAGTCAATGTTTCTTTTACCTTGAGGAAAGAATCCTGCGTAGGTAATTCAACTTCGACACCGACTCCTTTGAAAATATCTGTGTCCATGATTTATATTCACCTGTTAATTATTATAGTTAGTGGCAACGGTAAAGTACCGTATCAGATTATTTATAATAATCATAACTTAGCCACCTTCATTAACTTTATCACAGATAATTTCGAGTTGTTCTTTGTTCAATACCTTAAGATATTGTTTGGCAACTGTTCGGTTACATTGATATACTTGTTGGATTGCATCAAGGTTATTGTCTTTATCAGCCTTTGGCCATTTTGAGAATCTCTTACGCTTACGAAGGACAGAACGATAATAATCAAACTGAGCTGCATCAAATAAATGATGACGCATATTCATTTCGTTTGCATGTAAGATGGTGTCCTCAAAATTCGTGAAGCCACGGTTCACTACATAAGGCGTATACATCTTTTCAGTGTGTTCAGGTATATCGCTATTGCGAATCAAATCTTCCTTAGAAAAGGACGCAGCGTTCATAAAATCAAACGGACTAAGGTCTTTCATCGAACAGCTCCTCGTATTCTTTTACCATAACATCAAAACTTTTTCCACATTCTTCGCAGAGAGTAAGTTGAGTTTTGCCATCTTCAGTATTACATTCAACAGTAAATGATTTCTTTTTGGATGTCTTGGTACCACAGTTAAAACATTCAAGTCTTCCAATCATTACGTGTACTCACATTCAATCATAACTTCAGTTAAGAACGCAACCATATTAATTTCTTGGTCGGCAACCAATCCTGACTTGTACATATAATCAGCAAGAGTGACAATAAAGCCAGCTTGTGATTGTAGAGTTACTTTATCAGAACACATATCATAGATACGTCGAAACATTTCATTCATATCTTGATCTGAGTTCTTGGCAACCCATTTACGCATTTCAGTAAATTGCTTGGCTTTGAGTAAACGAAATACATCATCAATAGATTCTTGTTTTAAATTAACAAAGATACCTTCATCAATTTTACCAGAAGCTGCGTATGATTGTAGTTCAGTTAATACTCTACGGAAATCAGGAAAGTGTTTCTCGATTACTTTAGCAACTACCTTAGGATCATATTCGACTTCTTCTTGTTCAAGAATTTGTTTAACTCTTTTGAAGAACTCCATTGCCATTTGCGGACGATCACTTGTATCAATAGTAAAGTCTACTTCTGATAACCTTGAACGTAATGGACTGATAATACGATTCTTGAAATTACAGGTAAAGATAAAGCCACAGTTTGAACTATACTCTTCAATAAAGTTACGTAATGCCGGTTGGACATTAGCTGCGTTCAAATAATCTGCTTCATCAAAGATTACATACTTACGACCTGTACCTGTTAGAGATACTGCGGAAGCAAATGTAGAGATGTCGTATCGGAGGGTATCAATATTAACATTAAGAGAACCATTCTTTACGATATAATCGCAACCGAGTTCTTCAAGCATTGCCTTGGCAATTGTAGTTTTACCTACACCAGGACCACCTGTTAATAATAGATTTGGAACACTGCCGTCTGATACGAACTTACGGAATGTTTCTTTTGTCTTGTTTGGTAGAATAGTATCATCAACGATTTGTGGACGGTACTTCTCAACCCATAAGACTTCGTTTGATTTTGCATCAATCATAATTCACCATAAACATAATATAAAATAAAAAA